TCTAAGAGTATAACGGCATTTTCTGTCTGGATAGCCTTTACGAATAAAGACTCTGAAAAGTAAGTTCCAGCCTTTTTATTAAAATGTACATTTCCTATCAAGGTCGAGCGTGGATCCTGTGTCGCACCAAGGTTGAAGTAATAGTCAGGTCTATCAAGGGCATTTACGAGTGACTTGGCAGCCAGAGTTTTACCACATCCTGCCTGTCCAGTCATCATTATATTCTTACCTCTTACGGCCGACCTAATTAAGTATTTCCACTTTAGTTCATTCATCACTAGACCAGTCGGTTTTAGTCCATATGAGTTAGTAATGAAGTCTACGATTTCTTCGTGACCTTCGGGTACCTCTACATCAGAAGATGGGGTTGGTACATGAGATGTTGCACCGAATTGTTCCATCGGTACTTTCCACCAATAGATCCTTCCACCTTTACCTTCCCTACATTCAAGAGCCATATTTGATTCATAGGCCTTTTTCCTAGTAGAAGTGATTATATGAGAGGTTAATTTATTTCCGTCACTATCCCAGGCGTTAAATCGATTACCCGATTTCTCCACTTTGACGATAGTTCCGATTGTTGGTTTTGATTTCATCCTTTTTTTCCTTTCTTTAACACCTAAATTTAACACTAAAAACTAATATAAGTCAAGCATTTTCTTCAATTATTTTTGGGACGCCAGAGGAAAGTCAACTCTATCGCCAGGAAGACTTTCCAACAGTAGCTCTTAACCCTAGTCCCTAATTGGCCGATGATGGGGATTCGAACCCCACAGCCCTACTAACGAAACTCAAGTCATCAACTCTTTGTCTCTTGGACAACCATTACTCCGATGGGTGATTAATCCATCGTTAAGAGCGTCACCGGGATGGTGTCTTGGTGAGAGATTTCAACTCTTACAGGTCTTTCAACCCACTAGTTACACCTTAAATTTCGTGAGACTTTACGCCCTTAGTCTCTTTTCAATGTTATCTCTAGGTCGAGTCGGGCAGTATTCAAGTCATTTCGGTATCATTTCCTTTTTTTTATCTCTCTCTTTACCCCTAAATATAACACCAAAAACCTATACAAGTCAAGCATTATTTTCATCTTTTTTCATTTATTTTCATTTATTCGAGTTATTAATCCAAAGCCCTGGCTTGTAGTCTAAGGTGGAATATACTACAAAATAGCCCATAAAGTCAAGCATTTTCTTCGTTTTTCTATAGAAAATAAAAATGCTTGAAGTGTGTGTGTCCATAGTATTTTTGGGTATCTACCACATAATATTTTATATATAATATATATAATGAATATTCTAAGATAGGTATCTTTACCCACCTTAACCCACACCATACCATTTAAGGTGTCTTATAAATTATATTAAATGTCTATTATAAATACTCGTGAACAAGTGCGTCCAATACGAGTAAAATGAGTAAAAAGAACAGTACATCATAGACAGTATAATCCATTATATCTGAAATTGTCCCCACCCAAACCATATAACTAATAGAAATAAAATAATCATCACTTTTTCATTCCAAGATAGACTATTCCAATATTTTAACCTTTCTTTAGCTTTTTTACTCTGTACTCCTCTACCCATTATATCTTCTTCATTTTAAAACTCTTCTTGTTCTTATACACATAGTAACGCCATTCCAAGTCCTTTCCGACCTTGCCATATACGGCCTTGATGTCTTCCCAATGAAAGTGAATACCACAATATTGTGTCAATTCTCTATTGTCTTGAGGAAAAGATAAGGATTTTAAATCAACTTTATATTTGTGCATTGTTCCTTTATAATCCAATAAGGAGTAAAATCTGTCATTATGTTCAAAACTGGCTTTATCCATACTGACATTAACACATCTGTTCAACAAAACTATAGTGAGTAAACACAAGACTATATGTATTATAGTGAATGTATATTTTTTCATGGAACATCTTTGTCTAAATCTACTACAGTAGATGTAAAGATATGGTTCTTCATTTCTTCTTCTAACTCACAACCTAAATGATTTGTATTACTCCCTATATAATCCAAGTCAACATAATAAGTCGAATCATTACAATACTCACATACCCAAGAGTTCTTTACATTATCCTGATGTTCTTCACTATAATATAATTCCCTTACGGCCATACCTAATTTTATATCATTAGGGTACATCTCTACTAGTTTTTTAATATCATCATTCATTTGGCTTTTCTCCAAAATGATTTTTTACTCACGACTTTATTACTTCTATTTGTCCAATGGCCTTTAGTTAATTTAACATCTTTATAATCATACCACCTTTCATCCAATTCACCACCCACGCCAGGACTAATCAAGTATTGTTGATTCTTTACTTGTCTATCTTGCACATAACCTCTTGACCACTCTTCTTCCATACCTAGACTGGTATATTTGACTATTTTATAAGTACATGGATTTCTTTTATTCATTCATAACCTCTTTTTATTTCAATTTAAATCGTAAAATATCGATTCATTCCCAAGTTTATCATCTTGGATTTCTTCGTTTAATTTAGTTAACTCACGAATCAAATCCGACTCACTTTTGTCGGGTTTTAAAGATTGTGTAGATTGACTTATATCAATACACTTAACTAAAAACTCTACTTGTTTATCACTTAAACTTACTTTATGATTCGATTTCATTAATTCTCTCCGTTTGGTAATTCATCATCCCAAGATGGCAAATTCATTCCCATATCCCATATCATCTCATCTAATGATTTACTTTCATCCAAGGGATTTAATCCATTTAAATAACAATAAAAGTCCATCAAACTTTCATTCAACTCGGGATTTAAATCCATTAACATTCTTAACATAACTATTATTCTATTCAAGTCTTTGCCCGATAGAGCTATTTTATCCATTTCGTTAAATTGTCTCAAATCACGCCATAGCTAGTTTATTGTCCATCATGTCACGAACAAACATTTCAAACTGTTTAATTTCTTCCATTTCTTCGGGACTTAAATCATTAAAGTCTGGTACAATAACTCTACCATCGTTCTTTTCCATTTCAAATGTAATCATCTCATCTATAACTTCATCTAATTGATTTTTTGATTCTTGACTTAAATCTTGATTAGTGCTAATTTCAATTAACTTATCTATCATTTTACCAAAATTTACCATAATAACTCCTTATTAATAAATATAATTGAATTTATATATACATCCCACGAAAAATTTTTCCTCTATCTCTCATCTTCCTATCCACCAATGTAATTTACCATTTGAATCTTGGAATGATTCCCACTTACATTGTGACCAAACACATTTCCATTGATACCTATCAGTATATTTTTCAAATGGTTTCATAGTCCAACCACAATTACAGACTGGACTATGTTTATACCATTTTGATAGTAACCATTTAAACATTATTTTTCTAAGAACTTTTTATTCATAGTCTTGGCAACTTCCATCATATTTGTCGGGTTGATAAAACTAGCATCATTACCATACATAGTCTTGAAAGTATTTCTATCTGACTCACTCATGTAACCATCAGAAATGAAGTAACTTGAAACTTTGATTCCATTATTCTTCATTAAAGTAACCATTTTCTTTCCATGTTTTTCTGCAGAATGACCTGAGTAATATACCTCATTATTAGTAAACCAAGGAGCACCATCTGAATAATTGATGAAATAGTTATCCTCACCACGAACACCACTTAACCACTTCTTCATCAATGCTTCGTAACATAGTGACTCTGGAGTAGTACCACCAGAATTTATGTATTTCCACAACTTAGTTATCTTGGTTAGTTTATCTTTACGAGAATCATAACATATGATAACTACTGGCTTTTCGTTGTCCGTCCAACGGAAACTGACAACCACATTAATGTTTCCAGCCATATCACAGGCCTTGACCATCGCAACGGTTGAAGTAACGGCCTTGGATAGTTTTTTTCCACTCATACTACCACTCGCATCGATTGAAATATGTAGGTTAGCTTTGTTATATCTCTCAGAAACAACTTGACTAAAGACATTGGCATTATCAAACCCCAACTCGGCAATTAACTTTTTGTCAATCTTTCCACTAGTTTGACGAGTAAAAATCAAATCTCTTGATTCCCCACGAACCTTGAGTTTTTTACCCAAGATAGTACCCAAACGAAGTCCATTAGCAATATCTTCTTCTCTATCCCCACCATAACTATAACTGTAATGATAAAGGAATCGAAAAGCTTTTGAATCAATCAACTCTTGAGTCAAATCAGGAACAACCACTACTTTAGTTTTACCCATTGAACCACCACCAGTTTCGACTAACTCGGAATTACTATTTCCAAGAGCCTCAACAATCTTTTTATCTTTCTTGGTCAACTGAGTCTTTTTTGTTTTACCATCAAGTAAATCTTTTGTATTTTGAAAGATTTTCTCAATTGATTTTTCCATCGATGATGAAATTTCTTCCCCATCAGTAGGTTTTCCAGCTTCAGCATTTTCACTTGGAGTCATCTTGGCATCACCAGTATCAACCTCAGTACCATCACCACCACTATTAGGAGAACTACCATTTTCTTGTTCACCTTCAGAATCTTCTTCACCTTCACCATTTTCAGGTTGTCCAGCACCTTGATTTTCACCAACAAGTTTGAAAACAATATCACAAATTGATTTTGCCACTTCAATGACATCATCAGTAGATCTTAGTCTTGAGATATTACTCATATCAATCAGACGATAGATGTCCAATAGTCTTGGTAGGGCATTTAAGTCTGTATCAGGATTAGTGAAGTTAACAATTCTGAACATATAAGATTCAAAATCAACCTCACGATACATAGTTGATTTTAATCCTTTACCAATTTTTTTGTGATTAAAGTACTTAGAGTACAAAGTGTGATAATAACCTTTATATCCAGGAGAAGACTTGAACACGATATTATCGATTCTTCTATCTTCAACATAATTAATCATCCCACGAAGAAATTCCATTCTCTCGTGAGTCAAATCCCAATCACGAATTTTAGTCCAATGTTTGACATCAGCAAACACATCAAAGTCACTATAGACGATGTGAGAACCTTCGTGAAGAGCCAGACCAACAACATGGTCAAAGTTTTTCTCATTAATATTACCACTAATGGTAACTGACTTACCATCGGTGAATGAGTCACCACGAGTCATAAATCTAACAGGAACATTTTCTCCACTTACAATACGAACAAAGTTACCAATTGCCCTCTTGTGTCCAGCAAGAGATACATGGTCTTTTTTGGGTTTTGGTTTTACAAATTCGGTATCATCATTATTGATGGTTGCAAGAAAATCATCAACTTCAGATTGCCTGTCATCAAACCAAAACGAAGAATATTTACTCATTAATTTTTCCTTTCATTTCTCATTTCTACTAAATATAACACCAAAATACTATACAAGTCAAGCATTATTTTAACTTTTTTTATATATTAAAGCGTACCCCATCATAAAATAGAAGTACAAAAAGATTAATATTAGTGACATCATCATATATGATCATACGAATAAAAACCTATATGAGTCAAGCATTATTTTTATTTTTCTTTAATGGTTTTTTTATGTAATGACCAATGAATGTTTTAATCTCTGGCTTACCACACTTAGACCTGTAGACATTTTCTAATCGTGTCCAAGGGCACTCCAATGTTCTACTGAAAGTTAAGTGTATTATCCAAGCACATATTGGTAGTGATATATAGAATGGTTCTAATAATAATACCAATGGTGCAGATACACCAGCCAGTATTAAGAATACCCAATGCGATACTTGTATTAAAAATAATATTGTTTTATCTATGAAGTGAATATTGACCAAACCTTATCAATAACCAAACCTATGAAACCAACTCCGATAACACCTCTCCATTTCTGTGAATTTTCTCTAAATTGGGTGTTTTGTTTGGTTTCAGCCCATAACCCTTCGTGTGGATTGAATAAATTTTCTTTGACAAATTTAATATCTTGATGAATCTTATCTCTATCTTTATCTGCTTGATCCATTCTCTCAAGTATTACATTCAAATCTTTTCTGTCTTGACCATTCATATCAATAAATATAACATATTTTTCACTTCGTTATATTTCCTTTGTAGGGAAATACAAATCTCTTATTTCTTTTCCCAAATCCATATTGGTTCACAAAATCTCTTATCTTTGTTCTTCTCTACCATCTCTAAGGTTTTCTCTTTGAACTGATTGTTATCTTTAGCAGTTCCAGCCCCACCAGAGTTTGGTCGTTTTGCCATTTCCATTCCAATACAACCTACATATTCCATATCTCTGTATTCATCAAGAAACTCATTCATCGGATCACATATCTTCAAGTATTGTGCACCACCTTTGGTTTTTGCATTTACATCTGATATATTGACACATAACTTACCACCAGATTTTAATGTTGGTAACATATTATCAAGAGACTTCTGTAGAAACTGATAGTTCCAACTATCTATGTCTTTGTATCTAACCCAACTTTGATTATCATCTTCACCATATCTTTCTATATTGAAATAAGGTGGTGATGTAAATATAATATCAAAGGTGTCATGATAACCCTCAAAGTTGAAATCCTCAGCGGCATCACAATGAAACTTAGTCTTCTTTTCATTTTCAAAGAATGTCAAATGATTATCGTAATATCTAGCTTGTCTTTCGTAAATAGGATGATTCTCTTTACGAGGATCTACACCAACATACAATTCGGTATTCATACTGGCATAGAATCCAGCCAACCTATCACCCCAACCCATTGAAAAATCCAACACATTTTTTACATTGAAATAATCATACATAGCTTTTGCCACATTTGGTTTGAACTGAGAACAAATGTATTTACGAAGTCCAATCATAGTCCTTAATATAGACCTATCTATCTTGGTTAATTTCAATGAATAAGCAGCACCCATCAAACTCTTCATAAAATCAAATGTTTCCCAAGTCCTTTTGGGTCCTGGATAGGAACTTGATTCAACCGACCATCTGTTTTCTTGTTGGAAATAATTACTGGCTTTATTACCTATGTTATTTCTCGCGAAGTACCATTGTGAACCTCTGTAATCTAAAGGATAATCATAACCCTCTTCACTTCTAGCAAACCACTCACCTTCTCTTAAAATGTCATGAACCCAAGTTCCTTTCAACTTGTTGAAGTCTTTACGACAATCGTCCTCGGTCATCTCCATTGTCGGCATTGGATAAGTCATCGCCACAGATGCCAGAGATTCTTTTACATCATCTTTATCGAATGTCTCTTTTATGTAAGTCCATTCTTTTTCATCGATGTGAAGATATGGTTTTTGGTATAGGAACCTGTTAAAATATTCTAAGTACATTACTCTCCAAATAGGTCTTTGAATGCTTGATTCGCAGCTGCTGATTGTTCTGTTTTCTTCTTTACCTCAACTTCTTTCTCCACCTTGATATCGTGGTCACCGCGTTTCCACTCATCATATTCAATATGAGTCGCCATCATATCAGCCTGATGTAGTATGTAAGCTATATTAGTTCGTAATGCTCGTTCAGGACTATATCCTATGTAATAACTCTTGTTGGATTCTTCATATAAACCATCAGTTAGTTTTAATCCAAGATACTCATTCTCTGTCATATTAATACCAAAGTGTTGTAATAGAAACAATGCTCTGTCAGTTACGGTCATGAACTGTAAATTACCATTATGTTTGTATACTAAACCTTGATTCTTTCTATGCCAGTCTGAATCATTTGGTGTATAGTAATCTTCAGCCAAATCACCAACCTTACCTAAGTCGTGGTGTAGAGCAGCAAACACCAATTCTTCCATAGTGAAGTTAATTGTCGCGCCATTTTGTTTCCACAACCCAGCAATCTGTTTTGATAATTCTACAACATGCAATACATGTTCTACATAACCACCCGCGTGACAGTTATGAAAATGTTCTTTACCACTCGCGGGTGCTAAACACATTCGTTCTTCAAAGTAGTCATACATTTTAATTAATTTGTCTAATCTTTCACCTTCAAAGGTGGTATTGATTAAATCAATTAAGTCGTGCCAATTATTTTCTATTTGTTCTGGTGTTAGCTCTTTCACAATGATAATCCAGGTTTGTGTTTTATGACATAGTGACTTCCACCACCACAATGTGGAACTCTTCCACCTTCAGAAACTCCATGTAAATGTTCATGATTACCAAATGGGCAGTCTACAACCAATCGCCCACCTTCAATTTTCTTACCCCAAGCAATTGGCTCTACTTGTTTTTTATGTTGTTGTTTCATATCTTAACTCCATCTTCTGTTTTATTTTTTATCTGTTCTTTATAAGCCTTTTTCCAATTATATCTATATTCAGTTATCTCACCTATATTCTCTCGGACAACAGACTTATCTTTTCGTTTCATATAATCAGAATATTCATTCATCAATTTATCGTGATTATATTTAAAATTTTCAGCATCTCTTAATACATTTACCCCACCTTCTTGATAATGTGGCATATTTACAGGAAATTCATCACTAAC